GTATGTCAAGGTTGCTGTTGAACGGCTGATTGAGGCTGAGAAGATTGCTGACATGATTGAGGCTGCGTAATGGGTCACTGGATTTATCACTTTGTTTACCAAGATTTGTATGGTCCTGTGTGGCCTAATATTGCTGCTGACCTGTTTGCGGCTGGTTGGACTGTTAGCCGTTTAAAGTTGCATCTTTCTAGGCATCATGAGGCTATTAAGAAGACTGTTAATGGTGAGTAAGTGGACTGCCGGAACTGTAAAGAACCTGTTTTCAAGGTAGTTCAGATGTTCGCTAAAACGGTAACGGGCTGGGTTCACAGTGACGGTTGCAGTTCGTGCTGTGACCAGGATTTTAAGTCTTACACGTCGCTTATGGAAGTGAGGTTAGCCGAGCTGGTTACTCATGTCAATCGCGGCGGTGAAAGCAGCCTCTTGGGTGGTGAAGCTGTGGCCCGTCTCGGTTCCGTTTGCCATGAGGGTGAGGTACATTTTCGGTTCCTTTCGGTGTCTCTCGCTTACAAGACTTACTCTACTGGTCTAGGTGATCTACGTCAACCACTTTGGGGGAAATATTATGCCGACGTGGGGTAGCTGGTATTGGCCTAGCTGGCTGGTCGTGCTGTTAGGGTCGTTTCTCGGTCCTGAGATCTTTGCTTTGGTGACTGACTGGCGTGACACTCTCAGCAATTGGGTTTGGACGGTTTTGAAGATCAGCGGGCATGAGAGTATGGCTGCTTGGAACGCGACTGATTACCTGGTGTTCGGGTGTTGGCTTGTTCTGGTTACTTGGCTGACTGGTCATTTCTTTTACGGGATTTGGCGTTAGGCAACGAAAGAACCGCCAGAGTGTGAGTCTGGCGGTTCTGGGTGGTCTGGTTATTGATCATCCTTTGCGTAGGATTTCTACATAGGGAAAGCGGGCACCGTGGGAATGTTCGTAACCGAAAGAGACAGAGAGATCGTTCGGGCGGACACGGTAGCCTAGGAATGAAACATATTCCGGCGCGTACTGGTTTGGTGGCGCAATGTGAGTGATGCGGACTATGACTCGTCTTTTACCTGGCATGGCCGGGTTTATGGCTACGGTGTCACCAACCTGAATTTCGTCTTGTGAAGTAATCATTCAGATCCACTCCCCTAGTTTCTCGTTCCACGTTTCGACTGCCTGACAAACCTTGACTTGGCAAACCCGCTGAACGTAACCGTTGTCTCGGCTCTCTTTCCACTTGTGAACGTGGCCAGCGGCTAGCTTACGTGCTTTGACTGGTGCGTGTGTCCTGCTTGACTGAAAGATTCCCTGTGCCATGCTTAAAGACTACTGGTCTAGGTGATCTACGTCAACTACTTTCGTGAACTTTCTTTTGGAGTGATGGTATGCCTCTTCCTGGTGACCTGACTTCTATCACTGTCACGGCTAGTTATCCGAATATTGCTGGTCAGCCTCAGACGGGTCTTGTCAAGTTTGACCCTGGTCAGCCTGTGTCTGATGGTACGGGCAAGGTGATTCTGACTGGTGCTGTCACGTGTTACGTGTTTAACGGTGTCATGCAGCCTGTGATCTTGCCGTGTACGGATAACGCTGGCCTGAACCCTACGGGTTTCTTATACAAGATCACTGAGACTCTTGGGACTAACGTGAGGTCTTACAGCGTTTACCTGCCTCATACTCTGGGTAGCACGGTTGACCTTAGTTCTCTTACACCTCAGACGGCTGTTTCTATGGTGATCACGAATATTGATGGCGGGGACGCTATCAGCGGCGGGGTTCCTGCTGGTTCTGTTGATGGAGGTAACGCGTAATGAGCGTGACGATTCAGCTTAGGCGTGATACTGCCGCTAACTGGACTAGCGTTAACCCGATCCTGTTTCAGGGAGAGATGGGTGTTGAGACTGACACTCTCAAGGCTAAGCTTGGTGATGGTGTTACTCACTGGTCTAGTCTTGCTTACTGGTCTGGTTCTGGTGGTGGTGGTTTCTCTAACCCGATGACCACTCTCGGGGACCTGATTTACGAGAACGGGACACCAGCAGCAGCACGGTTAGCGGGTGACACGAGTAACAATCGTAAGTTTCTTCGGACTCAGGCGACTGGCGGGGTTGCACAGGCCCCAGCGTGGGACTCGTTACAGGCTGGCGACGTTCCGCAACTTGCGGATTATGCGCCTACCGGGCTGACTGGTGCTACCGCGGTTACCCGTTACGTTGGCGGTACGGCTAGCGGCGCTCCTGTGTCGGGTACGTTTGCTGTCGGTGATTTCATCATTGATCAGTCTGGGGCTGTCTGGGTTTGCACTACGGCGGGGACACCTGGAACGTGGACTAGGGCGGGTACCGCTATCGACGGTACCGCCACTGATATTCAGCCGATCGGTGTTCAGGCAGCTGGTTCAATCGGTAAGGCTGCTGACGCTGGTCACGTTCACCCGTTTGAGCCGTGGCAGTTTCAGCCCGAAACCTACGGAGCGAAAGCGGACGGGAAGGTCATCGTTGATGCAACGATCGCCGCTGGGGCACTCTCGACGCTGACCAGCGCTACCGCGGGATTCACCAGCGCTGACACTGGAAAACACATCGTAGTGTCTCAGGCTGGCGGCAGTGCCACAACCCCGCTGTTCACCACGATCACCTTTGTCAACTCGACTACGGTCACGCTTGGGTCTGCTGCCTCTGCTGGGGGTGTCACGAACGTTGGCGCTATTTACGGCACGGATGACACTGCCGCTATCCAGTCGGCAGTTAACGCAGCGGTTACCTACGCGCAAGCACATGTTAGTCAGTTTGCTGAGGTTCTGTTCTGGCCTGCTTACTACATGGTGGCAGGGAATCCGCTGACTACCGTGTCCGGCAACGCGCAGATCACCTTGCCCATCGTGTCCGCATCGTCCGGGTACAAAGTGAATCTGAAACTTACGGGGATTGCCAACGTGACCGCCCCGCCTGAACACTGGCTGCAAGTCACCCAGAACGCTCCAGGTTCGGTGCTGGTCTGTGCGAATGGTACGGGCACGTATAACGCTACCAACGGGCCGTCTTGCGTGATCGGTGGACCTGTCAACGGATACGGTGGCGGTGGTGGCACCTACAGTAATATGTGCCTGACGGTGGACGGGCTGACCTGTCTGCTGCCGTACACCACCACGATCGGCGGGATGAACCTGTTTGGCGTAGGCCAGATGAAGATTAAAGGACTGTCGGTCATGCCGATGGCTACCGCTGCTGCGAGTACCCCGTGGCCGCAACTTGCTTCGGAAGGTCCCACCAGCAATTTCTTCCCGTCAGGTCTTATAATCCCAGCTTCGGGGAATAACGCCGTTGCTGACATTGACGTTTACACCTGTTACGGTCAGCATACGGGACTTGCCGGGACGGATCACCTGCGATGGAACACGCTTATTACGATTTACTGCAATAACGGGTGGCTGGCCACTAACCAGCAGAGCAACGCAGCTCATACCGCGACCGGGCTGTCTTGGTGCTGCGAGCAGACCGGAAACCCGATGATTGTGGCCACAGGGGCTACCTGGCCGGGTTACAACACGGTCGGCCCCGTCCGGGTAAACGTCGCATCAATCAGCCTGGAAACCTACACGGCGTATCTCATGCAAGGGGACTCGTCTGGGCTCGTATCAGGGCAAGTGTATTTCGAGGCAGATAGCGCAACCAACGTAAACTACTACTCGGTTCAGGCTGATGTCCTGTCGGTTAAGCTGATCAGCCTGGAAAACCTGCCTGGGCCTGTCGCATCGCCGCACGCGCCACCGTCGAGCACTGGAGTGTGGAATAACTACTATTACCGGGATGCGGAGATTACGTTGTCCGTGTCTGCGGGTACCCTATCCGCTCTCAGTATTAATAGCACTGCCCAGACCATACCCGCCAGCACCACGTTTTACAGGTTTACCCTGCCGTCTGGGCATTCCTATAAGCCGACATTCACGGGAACATTGACTCACACTGTAACTTTACTTTAGGAGGTTTCCGCTGTGGCTAGCCCGCCTAGAGTTTTAACACCAGTGACGCCTAGGCAGGTTAAGGCTGGTGAGGGTAACCAGGTTTGTGATTTCATCGAGTCTTTTTGCACGATCACTAAGGATTCGATGGGTGGTAGGGCTGGTGAGCCGATCGTTTTACGATCTTGGCAACGTAACATTCTGGGGATGACGTTTGCTAAGAGGTCTGATGGCAGACGTAAGCACCGGCAGGCGTTAATCGGGTTACCTCGTAAGAACGGTAAGAGCGCGCTAGGGTCTGGGATCGGGTTGTACGGTCTGCTGATGTCTGGTCAGGGTGCGGAAGTCTACTCGTGTGCTGCTGATAAAGAGCAGGCTAGGATCGTGTTCGGTGTCGCTAAAGCGATGGTTGATAACAACGGTGAGTTGAAAGAGCTGATCAAGCCTTACCGTGATGCTCTTGAAGTTGTCTCGACTGGTTCTGTCTATAAGGTGGTTTCTAGTGAGGCATTCACGAAAGAGGGTCTTAACCCGTCTATGGTGCTCTATGACGAGTTGCACGCAGCACCGACAGACGAGCTTTACAACGTCATGTCATTGGCAATGGGGGCTAGACGAAACCCTTTGCTGGTTGCGATCACTACGTCAGGGGTTAGATCCGACAGGGACGGCGGGGATTCGGTCTGTTACAGACTATTCCAGTATGGTGAGAAAATCGCGTCAGGTGAAGTTGTAGACGATTCGTTTTTTATGGCCTGGTGGGGTGCTGCTGACGATGACGACCATAAAGACCCTGGGGTTTGGGCTAGGGCTAATCCTGGGTTTGATGATCTGATTGATCCTGAGGATTTGGAGTCTACGGTTAAGCGGACTGCTGAGAACGAGTTTCGTACTAAGCGGTTGAATCAGTGGGTTAGTTCTGCTGTCGCGTGGTTGCCTGGTGGTGCTTGGGATGCTTGTTTACATAATGGCGGAAATAGCCGTCTGCAACATCGTAGTCGTGTCGTTCTTGGTTTCGATGGATCGAGAACAGGGGACGCTACTGCGCTTGTTGCTGTCACGGTTGAACAGAAGCCTCATGTTAAGGTGCTTGGATTGTGGGAGCGTCCTAAGGACCAGACAGAATGGAAGGTCCCGCGGGGAGAAGTAAAAGCAGCCATTAGGCAAGCGTGTAAGGATTATGATGTCTGGGAAATCGCTTGGGACGAGTTCTTGTGGATTGACTCGGCTGAAGAGTTGGAAGCTGAGGGTTTGCCTGTGGTGGTTTTTCCGCAGACCCTTACTCGTATGGGGCCAGCCACCCAACGCTTTTACGAACTCGTCACAACCAAGGGGATAACTCATGATGGTGACCCTAGACTTTCACGGCATCTTGGAAACGCAGTCATTAAGACTGACACGAGAGGAAGCCGACTCTCTAAGGATGCTAAGTCTAGCCCTAGGAAAATTGACCTCGCGGTAGCCGCGGTTATGGCTGCTGACCGTGCTGGCTGGTGGTTGACACAAGAGGCACCAGGAACGTTTAAGGGTGTGCCGATCAGTGAACTCAGGTTCGTCTGGTAAAGGGAGTTTTGATGACTGTTCTAGATGACACTGGCGGTTTCCCAGCCATCAGGATACCCAAACTGAAGCGTCCAGGCTGGTTGCGTGTCCCTAAGCTACCGCCGCTGAAGATGTCTCGTGAAGCTGGGCAGCTGGTCGCTCAGGGTGTTGGCGTGTTGTCGGTGCTGGTCGGTGTGTCCGCCTGGTCTGTACCCTGTTCGTTTATCCTTGGCGGACTCACTTTGATCGCTGCTATCGAAAGGCAATAACTGATGGCTCTTTTAGCTCTTGGCACACCAGCCAACTACCTGACTGACTACGCGTTCACGGGTACGTCTAAGATCCTGCCAGCGACGGAAACCGCTCTGACTGGTAACACGGGTTGCACGTTCGTCAACTCGCCTGAGGGTCTTGTGATCCTGCGTGTCGTGGTTGGCGCGTCTGGTGCGGGTAACGCAACCGTAGTCGGGCAGAACGGTGCGTCTAACAAGGTGGTTGCTGTCGCTAACTCTGACATTTACCTACTTGGACCGTTCGACAATGCCCTGTACTCGAATAGTTCAGGACTGGTTCAGGTGAACTTCAGCGTTGTCACTGGTAACAGTGTAGGGGTTTATATCCTGCCGGATAACACTAACGTTCTGACGGGTCTGAGAGGTTTGCACAATCCTTTCGAGATGACTGCTGGTGCTGCTGACAGGTAACAACCCTTGGGGAGTGCTTTTAAATGAGCCTGTTTAATTTGCGCTCTCAGTTTGCTACTGGTGGCGCAACATACAACCCGTTTGAAAACCCAGCTGTCCCGCTATCGTCAGTCGCTCTTGACAACATGTTCGGTTCCGCTGGTGCTAACGACTCAGGCCAGCAAGTAACGATAGACAGCGCGCTCAGCGTACCGACAGTTTACCGTTGTGTTTCGCTGATCTCTGGGCTGATCGCTGGGTGTCCGTTAGAAGTATTCAAGAATCCTGGTAAGAAACTTATTACTGTTCCCGCGTTAGACCCTTTGAACGCTGACACGATGTATACCCAGTATGAGCTATGGGAATTAGTGATGGCTCACCTGTTGTTGTACGGGAATGCGTACGTTCTGAAGGTTAAGAATGGTTTGGATAGGGTTGTTGACCTGCGTCCTATCTGGCCTGGGCGGGTTACGCCTAAGATGGTGAAGGGCAGTAAAATATTTCTCGTTAAGAAGATGACCGTTGATGGTGCCCTGTCTCCTGGTGAACCTGACGTTTACACGACTGATCAGCTTATGCATGTTCCTGGTCTGGGTTATGACGGTCTGGCGGGCATGTCTCCTATCATGCTGATGAAACAGGCTGTTGGTACGGCTCTGGCGGGTGACAGGCTAGCGGCTAGGTTCTACGCGAACGGTACGCAGCTGGCGGGTATTTTGAAAACTGCTGTCCCGTTAACGTCTGAGAGTCAGGCTGACGAGCTTAAACGCAAGTGGGCTATCAAGAACAGCGGGATTGGTAACGCTGGTCAGGTTGCTGTCCTTGATGCTGAGACTGAGTTTCAGCCTCTTACGCTGGCACCTGACGAGTTGCAGTTCATTGAGGCTAGGCGTTGGGAGACAACTGAGATAGCCAGGATGTACGGCATCCCTCCGCACCTGGTAGGAGACGTTGAGAAGTCAACTAGCTGGGGCACTGGGATCGAGGAACAGAACACGGCGTTTGTTGCTTATACTCTGGCTGCCTGGGCTAACAGGATTGAGCAGAGAGTTACCCGTGAAGTTGTCCAGGTCCGCGGACAGTCGGCAACGTTCGATTTCAGTACGCTGCTGCGTGGCGATATGACCGAGCGGTTCACTGCTTACGCTACGGCTATTCAGTGGGGTTTCCTTACCCGGAATGAAGCTCGTATCCGTGAGGACTGGGAACCGATCGAGGGTCTTGACGAACCGTTGACTCCGTTGAACATGGTTGCTGGGAAAGTGAAGATTGACCCTGCGACGGGTCAGCCTATGGCGGTTCCTGGGAATGATCTGGACGGTCCGTTGACGACTACGGTTAAGCCTGGTAGCGGTAAGAATCAAGCATTGGATGAGTCGAATGAGTAATAGACGACAGACCCGCGGTGTTAGCGGGACAGTGGAGTTCCGTGCTATCCCGTTAGGTGACACTCAAGCTGAGGATGGCAAGCTTAGGGGTGTTGCTATCAGGTTTAACAGCCCGACTCAGATCGGTGACCCTAGCTGGGGTTTCCGTGAGCATTTCGCTCCTGGTTCGCTAACTAAGACTCTTCAAGAACGCGATGTTGTCTTACTGGATAACCATGATCAGGGGAAGCCTATTGCTCGTAAGTCTGCGGGTACTCTGCGCACCGTGCAGACGGATAGCGAGATGTCCTGGGACGCTGATCCTGTTGACACGTCTTATGCTCGTGACGCTGTGGCTAACGTCAAGGCTAAGAATTATGGTGGTTGTTCGGTTGGGTTCCGTGCGATCAAAGAGGATTGGCTTGACGATGACGGTAACCCGTCTGACGCTTTCACGGGCACTCAGCGGATTATCCGTGAGGCTGAACTACCAGAGTTCTCCGTTGTGACGTTCCCTGCCTATGATGATACTGAGGTTTCCGCTAGGGATATGGTTTCCGCGGCTCGTGAAGCTAGGGCTAACAAAGAGCCTTACGGGGATGTTGAGTACGCTGACCCTGGCTATCAGAAGGATGGTAAGAAACGCTATCCGGTTGATAGTGAGGCTCACGTGAAAGCAGCCTGGTCGTATATTAACCAGGCTGATAATGCGGGTGAGTACACGGCGGAACAGCTGGCGCACATCAAGAGCGCTATCAAGTCTGCTGGTAAGAAGTACGGTATTCAGTTTAATGATGAGGATTCAGCCGTCTTGGACACTGAATCTCGTGAGGATGTTCCGAAGCCGGATGTTTCCACTTCGGAGATTGATATCAGGAGTTATCGACTCCGAATTAAGAAACGAACTATGGAGGCATAATATGTCTTACCTTTCGGTTAAGGAATTAAAGGAACAGCGTCAGCGGGTCTGGGACGGCATGGAAGCTATCCTTGCTGGTGTCCCTGAGGGTGCTGGTCTGGACGACTCTAAGCGCAGCGAGTTTGACGCTCGTGAGGCTGAATTTGATCAGCTCACTAAGGACATTGATCGGGTAGAGAAGCATGAGGCTCGCAGTAAGGCCCGTGATGACGTTGCGGAGACTCGTGGTGTTTCCCGTGACGAGCATGATTCGGCTGAGAAGCGTTACGAGAAGGCTTATGTCAACTGGTTTAAGCGTGGTATTGGTTCGCTGACTGAGGAACAGCGCGGTACCCTGGACTCTGGTCACGGTCTTTCGACTGCTCCTAACTCGGCTGGTATCTCGGCTGGTTCCACTGGTTACAACGGTGGCTACCTGGTCCCACAGGGTTTCTGGCACAACCTTCAGATCGCTCTGAAGGAATATGGCGGTGTTCTGGAATACTGCAATATTCTTCAGACGGACACTGGGAATCCGATGCCGTGGCCGACTGTTGACCCCACTGGGGTTGTTGGCGCGTATATCACTGAGCAGAACCAGCTTGGTTTCGGTGGCGACTCTGGGGGTACTGATTATCAGTTCGGTCAGGGAATGCTGAACGCGTGGACTATCGTGTCTGGTGTTATCCTCGCGTCTCTTCAGCTGATTGAGGATTCCGCTTTTGATGTTGACGGGTTCGTTTCGGATCGTATTGGGGAGGCTATTGGTCGTAAGGTTGCGGCTGAGCTTCACTCTGGTTCTGGCACGTCTGCTTTCCTGGGTGTTGAGACTGCCCTGGTCGCTAAGGGTGTGGGTTCCGGGTACGGCACTGGCGGGCTTTACAAGTCGGGTACCTCGATTAACCACGCTGCTACTGCTGGCGGTAACGCTTACGCGCTTCAGTTCGGGACGACTGCTACGGCTAAGCTGGCTAACGGTCTGATCGGGTTTGACGACATTGAGGGTATGAAGATCACCGTTGACCCTGCTTACCGTAAGTCTGGGCGTTGTGTTTGGGTTATGAATGACGCTACTGGCGCGATGCTGCGGACGATCACGGACGCTTATGGTCACCCTCTCTGGCAGCCGAGTGTCCAGCCTGGTACCCCTGACATGATCTCCGGTTTCCCTGTGGTTATCGACCAGAACACTTCTAGTGTGTCTACTACTGCTA